GGCGTCGGAACGTCAAGCTACAACACTGCGCTTGCGTTGACGAACAACGAACTTGTCTATACCGCGTCGAGCAGCGCCGCAAGCAACAAGGCGGCCAACGCGTTGGAATACAACGGCGGCGTGATCGGCCAGGCCAAAAGCTACGCGACGGACACCACGAATCGTTCCAACAAGCTCAACAACGACAACGCGAATGCGTCGAACGCGGCCAACACGGCAATGACGGCGACCAGCGTCGGGGCGGGGAACGCGAACGCGTCGGCGTCACGCGACCGGAGCGTGGATAACGCCAAACGCGTCATGGCGAACACGCGATCCAACGTTAACGCCGCATGGCGCGACTTGCTCAACCACGCCGCACGGCCCGTAGGAGCGTATGCCGGCGACAATTTCGGACAGGCCACGGGACTTGACACCATGACCGTGAAAATCGTCACCGAAGACAATGGCGCGATAGCGGCGGCGGGCGATTACATGCTGCGCTATGGCATCGCAAGCAACAAACTGTACAACAGGCCGTCGTTGACGCCTTGCAAGCATTTCACGTATTGGCAGGCCGCCGATATATGGACGATATGCCCGCTTGCGCAAAACGGGCAATTGCAGACGATCAGGGATATTTTCAGTTCCGGTGTTACAATATGGACGAGACCCGAGGAAGTCGGCGGCGACTTCATACACGACAATCTATAAGGCGGAAAAGTATGGGACGTAAACGAACGCATAAAAGGCCGTTGACCCGTGCGGAAATGGGCGAACGCGGCGCACCGACGTGGCAGCAATCCGAAGCGCTCAACTCGCAAGCGTATTCGATGGCGTATTCGCAAATGCTGAATATCGCATTATCTCGCTTCAAGTGGTTGAATCTGCCGAAAACTTGCGACGCGTGGTTTTTGGAATACAATCTCTTGTATTTCGGTTACGCCACGATCGCGTTCCCGCATAGCAAACCGGGCGTGTTTTTCAGTACGCAAGCGGTGACCACATCGAATTTCAATGTATATTACAAGCCGAAGCAATGGGATAGTTACGGCATCAACGGCTGGCGTTTTCCAGTGAACAATTCCAATGGCGTGTTCATCTACGCGAACCGTGCCCGCACGCCACTCATTCCAACCATCGAGTTTTTCGCGCATGAGATAGAAGATTTGTACATGACGCGACGGCAGAACCGTTTCAATCAGAAAACACCGTTCATATTGGAGGTTCCCGCCGGTCAGCAAACGGCGGGCGTCAACGTCATCAAGCAAATCTCAGGCGGCGAAATGGCAATCATGGCGACACCGGGCTTCACCGATTCCATGAAGGCCAACGTGTTGAAAACCAATGTCGAATATATCGGCATGGAATTGCAGAACGATATTCAGAACACTTGGAACGCGTTCTATCAATCGTTGGGCATCAAAAACCTCCCCTTGAAAATGGAACGGCAGACCGCCGACGAAATCAACGACTACGGCGAACCGACCGACCTACGCGCACTCAGCGAATTGGAGGAACGGCGTGCCGCGTGCGACATTCTCAACACAAGGTTCGCAAAATACCTCAAGGCCCCGATACAGGTCGTATGGAACGAAGACAATATTTCCCGCAACTACGGTTATTTGACGAACGTTGAAGCACAGGTGAACGGCGATGAATCCTGATACCGATTTTCCACACTACATTCCAAACGACACCAATGACGAATACCACCAAGTCATGTCGATCACGCTAGGCGAACTATTGGCACCCGGCGGCGTCGACTGGACTTCCGATGAATGGTCATGGCGTGAAAGCGCATACGATGACGCTCAATACGCGCGTTGCTGCCGTAAAATCGAAAACCGTTACTACGACCGTGAAATAGGCGTGTTGCCCGCGAGCCGATGGAAACGGCATTTCCTACGATTGATAGATGAAATAATGCCTGCTCTGAAACCATTGTACGCCGCGGTTGACGGCAATCCGGGCATCATGCTGTCCGATATGGACACATGGCATAAAATGCGCACGGTGTTCTCTGACTTTCCAGCCACGCAGCTAGCCGAAAACCAGGATTACGCAAGCAACGCGACCGACAATCAATACGAAACAGTGGCCAACGGCAATTTCATGGATAAAATCGCACATATCAAACAAGGCGATTACGTCGACATCGACGTACTGCTGCTAGATCACTTGGAAGAATGTTTCAGTCCATTATGGACGGTCAACCTGAACAATTATTAACGAAAGGAACGATAACATGTTTCCAAACATCATAGCGTTAATGCCGTTCTACGCATTATACGCATACACCCCAGTAATACCAAAATTCTACTGGAACGCGAAAAGTCAAGAGGAAATAGTAAAATACCTCTGTTGCGAATACGACAAACTACGACACTACGCGGACGCGCTGGCCGATAAAGAAAACGAAACCGCGCAAGCAGTGAACCAACTCACTGAAATATTCAAAAAATTCCAAGAATCAGGCTTCAACGAATACTACTATCAGCAGATCTATGATTGGGTGCAAGCAAACATGCCCAACATAATCAGCGAAGCCATAAAAATGGTGTATTTCGGACTGACCCTAAACGGATACTTCGTAGCATACATTCCCGAATCATGGAAACAGATAGTATTCGACACCGGAATGCAATACGGCACACCCGAATACGGTAGACTTATACTATCCTACGACACAACGCCCGACGCTCAACCCGTCGATCAGCCAACCACAAAATAACAAAGGAGAATAAAAATGGCAAACACACCCGTCCGCCAATACATCGGCGCGCGCTACGTGCCCCTATTCGCGGATCCCGCAGAATGGGACAACACTAAAACCTATGATCCGCTAACCATCGTATTGCATAAGGGCGATTCATACACCTCACGCCAATACGTACCCACCGGAATCGACATAACCAATAACGAATACTGGGCACTCACCGGAAACTACAACGCACAAGTAGAAGCATACAGAAAAGAAGCACAAAACGCACTCAATAAAGCAACAACTAACGAAACAAACATAAATAAGATAGACAAAAATCTAAACGCATTACATGCAAACACTGTAACAGACGCACAAAATTTATACGATACAATAATAGGAAAAGCTTGGAACAATCTTGTTAGCTTAGGTGTAGACAATACAGGCAAAACAGATGTAGCCCCAATAATCAACAACATTATTAACACTTCTAACATCAATGGTATTGTGTTTGCGCCCGGTATATACAGAATTGACAGTGCAATCAATATACCATACAACACCACCACACCATATGCAATATTTATTTTTCCCGGCGCAACCATTAAAGCAAACACGCAAGGAATTGACGTTTTTACCATAGGACAGACAGAAAAAAACGGTACATGCGAGGGCTTCAGAATTTTCGGCGGCGGCACAATTGATGGCAACTGGAACGCAATCAACGGAATACATGCCCTAACCAACACACGAAAAGCAACAATAGCAAACATTACAATTAACAACTGCGTAACCAACGCAATTTATTTTGAACGAACGCAGCCGGTAGACACACAAATAAACAATATAAAAATTAATGGTGATGTATATTCGGTCGATAATACACATAGAACAGAAAACGGAATTAACATAAAGGGCACAGATTGGATATTAACTGATTTATATGCATCATCATGCAAAAATTTCATAATTACTAACGGCGGATCACAAATAAGCAATATACATCTATTCAACAGTAAAGATATAGCAGTAAATTCAACCGGAATTAAAATAAACGCCGGTTTTAATCAGCTATCAAACATTTATGTAGATACAATACAAACCGCAATAGACGCCACAACAACCACACAACCACAATACATAACGGGATTACAACACTATTTCTACAACGCAATAAACGCACCGATAATCGGAATAAATGCAAATTCAGCATCCCAATATTCAATTATTGGTTACGACTGGACATATCGTGAAAACAATGAAACAGTAACCACACCGTTTAAAATCAGCAAAGGTTCAAACACCATATCTGACATTAGCTTTTTCGCGGGTATAAAAGACACAGGAGACTTCAATTACACCGGGTCCACATTCGAGACCAGATCGGGAGGAAGCGCAATCTGCATAAGCGAACAACTAAACCTAAACACCGCTGGAGATGGCATACTAATCGGATACATGACACCACATGAAAATCTAAATAACGTAGCGACCTTTTACGGCACACTATACAGTAACGCCGCATACACATACCCACAACTAATAAGATTCCTCTTAACGGCAAACGGCGAATTTAGAGGTGGCGTAATCGGCGCAATATCCACAAGCGACACCACCACAATAACGCTAAACCACTTAACATTAAATGGAACCACCCCCGTATACGTCGGAATAGGCGCAAAACAAGAGGACAACAAATATCCAGTATATCTATACAACGAACGATATCCAATAAACTTAGTGACAAAACTATGGTTTCAACCCGCACCCGGTAACAGAAATGGAATGCACTTTATACACGCAAAAAATAAAACAACTGCACTAACCGACAATATGATGTTTAAAACGTCAAAAAATCTATAAACACTACACACACCAAAAATAGTATCATCAATTTCATATACAACATGAATATCTAACAAACAACCCCGATAGGAAAAACCTATCGGGGGATTTTTTTGTAGATTAACCGCCGTTATCAACCGAAATAACATATTTCCGACACGGCTTACCTTTACGAGACAAACCACGTTCGATTTTTCGCTAACACACGACACGCACCATGTCAAA